AGTGAAATCGCTGGATATATCGACAATCTGTTTGAAGGTCAGGCACAAGTAAACAGAGAGCGTAACAAAAAATCTGGTGTCGGTGCTATGGATGGCATTGGTTCTGTAGCTTCAGAAATGATTGACGCAAAGCTGGCGCAGGAAAAACTATATGAAGTATCCATGCTTGTTGATCTTAGGTTTGGTAGTGGCACATGGAAATCTATAGTTGAAGAACGAGCCAGACGCATACAGGCACAGAAAGAGCGTGTCAAACAAGCGGCTATAGAGAAAGCCGCAAACCGAAAAGAGATTGTGGATAGTTTATTTATGCTGTTCTACGTTTTGTGTGGTGTTGTGGCGTTTCTAATTATAGCTTTTGTAGCTTTACAGGCATATGCGGCTGACCCCAAGATGACCACATGCAGACTAGCGGCGATGGAAAAGCTATCAGCTACGGAAGTTTTATGTTTTTATAAAGGTGCAAACAACACACAGGAGTCACATAAAAGTGAACTCTACTTAGGTTGTATGCGTCAGTATGCTTGTGAGTACAACCCTATGCCCAAAGGTATGAGCCTTAAAGATACATTGGATTCTATAAAGAAAGCTATGCAATGAGTGTGGAAACATTTCTAAGATGGAAGATACTGCCCCGATTAATGATGTTTGTTATGACAGTTATGTATATCAGAGTCATTGAGTGGGGCATTAGCCTAGATGATTTAACTACGCAACAAAGCGCAATGATAAGTGTTGTTTCTGGTGCTATGACAGGGGCATTTGCAGTCTGGTTAGGCAGTGAAAAATGAAACAAGCGGCTACAAAACTAAACGAAGCAAGTGAAATAACAATTCCTTTGCGTAATCTTATTAGTATGATTGCGTTTACTGCTGTTTCTGTTTGGGTTTATTTTGGGCTGACAGAACGGATTAGTTTTCTTGAGCATAACCTTGAGCTTACTATGCAAGAGGTTGAAGAAAATGATAATTGGATAGATGATTTTGAGCCACCTAAATCTGTGCAAGATACTGTGGCAAGGGTACATGATCTTGAGATTGAGTTAGCAAAATTGAAATTATCAATGGAGTTAGATAAATGATACAGGCATTGATACCGATTGTAGGTAACTTAGCTGGCTCTTGGTTACAGGGCAAGGCTGATGAGAAGAAAGCTACCAGTGAAGCCAAGGTAGCCAAAGCCAAGGCAGAAGCAGAGGTAATGAAGGTTGCCGCTACGCATGAGGCTGGCTGGGAAAAGATCATGGCTCAAGGAAGTCAGGATAGCTGGAAGGATGAGGCGTGGACTGTTTTGTTCATAGTTATAATAGCTATGTGCTTCATTCCACCTTTACAGCCCTTTGTTGAGCGTGGGTTTGCCGCATTGGATACAACACCTGATTGGTTTCAATGGGCAATGTATGCTAGTATAGGTGCGTCATTCGGTTTAAGAGGATTGAAAGGACTTAGAAAATAATGCCAAAAACAGGATTATATTCAAACATCCATGCCAAGCGTAAGCGTATAGCTGCTGGTTCTGGAGAAAAGATGAGGAAGCCTGGAAGCACAGGTGCGCCTACAGCAAAGAACTTTAAGCGTGCAGCAAAGACAGCTAAGAAAAAGAAGAAGTAATGAATACCGACAAGCTTAGACAAGAGATCGCAGAGGACGAAGGCTGCAAGTACGAGGTTTATCTGGATCATCTTGGGCTAGAGACATGCGGTATAGGTCACTTGATCTTAGAAGGTGAGCCAGAACACGGCAAGCCTGTTGGTACTGTTGTAGAGCAAGAGCGAGTAAACCAGCTTTTTAAGCTTGATATGGCTGTAACACTTGATGAGTGCAAAGTTCTATACAATGACTTTGATGATCTGCCAGAGGAATGCCAACACATAATTGCTAACATGATGTTTAACATGGGAAGACCTAGACTCAGCAAGTTCAAGGGTATGAAAGATGGTGTAGATGCCCGTGATTGGGACAAGGCCGCAGATGAAATGGTTGATAGCCGTTGGTACACTCAGGTTCCTAATCGTGCCAGAAGGCTTGTAGACAGGATGAGGGCGTTGAGTGATGGCTAAGACACCAGCATGGCAACGCAAAGCTGGTAAGAACCCTAAAGGCGGTTTAAACGCCAAGGGACGGGCTTCAGCAAAAAAGCAGGGTATGAACCTAAAAGCCCCTGTAAAGAAGGGTGACAACCCTCGTAGGGCGTCTTTCCTAGCACGTATGGGCAACATGAGAGGGGCAGAGAGAAAGAATGGTAAACCGACAAGGCTACTCCTGTCTCTCAGGGCATGGGGTGCAAGCAGCAAGGCTGACGCAAAGTCGAAGGCGAGAGCAATATCCAAGCGTAATAAATCAAAGAAAGGAAAATAGTCATGCCAATGGGCAAAGGGACTTACGGATCGAAGCGGGGACGCCCCGCAAAAAAGAAAGCAGCTAACGGTAAAAAGCTAACTGCAAAGCAAAAGACTTTACCAACTGCTTTGCAAAAAAAGATTATGAAGTCTAAGAAATCTTAGGCTAAAGGATCACCACCAGCCGCAAGGTACATAGCAAGGCACTCAATTACATATGCCTCTGTTAGATACCCATAGCTTGTGTGACCATCTATAGGAATAATGTGCTTGGCTTTCATTGGTTGGAAGCCATGCGCTTCTATCATTCTAAACAACCCCCATCCACTTAAAGTAAGGCCAGCATAGTAATCACTAGCTATTAACCTCGCTTCTGCTAGGCTCGTTTGATTTCCATTCTTGAGTAAAACAACATTGTCCTGTGCCATAACAAAGCAATCTCCCTGATCCATTAATTACCCAATTGCCAGCTTTCAGCCCATGCTTTTCTCCGCATCTATCACAAGTAACTGATGTTTCTGTGTGGCTGTATTGGCGTTTAGGTTTGTTTCTCATTTATTCCTCATATGAAAAAAAATATACGGTGATGCAATTACTTGGCCATGATAAAAGTGGTTACTTGCAAGCTTAACGCATAGCGCATTACATCTGTCGTCCGATGCCGTATCACCGCTTTCGAGTAAGCAGCCACTAACTTAATTTAACTAAAATGGTATATCGCTGTCATCAAGATCTTCTATTGGCGCAGTCTTTGGATGATGTTGTGCCTGTACTGACTCTGCTACAGGCTTTAACCCACCCTGGGATACACCGTCAGAGATGCTATCGCCAGCTTGATAGGCAGATGCTGCCCTGATGCTGATACCAATACTGCCATCATCATTAATAAAACCACTGACGCTATAATTTTGGTCTGCTCTTAGATGAATGTCAGCAGGGCTACCATCTTTGAATGGCTTCCATTTGCTGTTGCCATAATCTGCTTTCGACTTATCGTCTGTGTTCTTAAACAAACGCATTGAACATACTGTGTGATACTTCATTGCCATTTTAATTGCTCCTTGGCTTTAGTGCTGCATTTCTGCGGATTAATATTTCCTTACATCTCTGGTGTAGTTCTGGTGCTGCGTTACTCATTTCTCCCATTTGTTCCTGCAACCATCCAGACTTCATATACTCTTGCAACTCTTTATATGTATTCATGTTAGCTGCTTTAACATCGATCTCACGTAATAGATCACGATACTTTTGCAGACCGTCTGCCCCGTCAGGTTCTGGTTCTTCAACAGGCGGTATGTAATTACCACCAGATTTCTTAAGGCTGTCAGCTTCTTCTTCACTGTAAACAAATCCGCTTGCACCAATTAGCTTTAAAATCACGCGATCTTTTGCACGTTTCTCTGCCATTGCCCAAGGGTATTCGTTTTTGTTATTAGCTGGTGTAGCCTCTCCTATTGACCAAGCTGTTAAGGAATCCATATTGCCCCTTACACAAACCACTGCTATTTTTGCTTGTGATTGTGCCTCTATTATTTGAGGCGGTTCAAAGACTATATTAACATGGTCAGCAATACGTTCTAGGGCAGCATGAAGTATAACAGGTGTGCCGTGACAGTTCCAAACTGACCCTTTATCTATTGCTGGGTCTAACCCACAAGCCACAATTAACTTGCTCAGATGCTCTGGCAATGTGGCATTTCTCTTAGCATAAGCCATTAAAATTTCTCCTTACTTATCCCCAGCTTGTCGGCAATGAGATGTATAAATACTTCCCATGTTTTCTCGACTGTGTTTAGCTTTGTTTCCAGATCTATTACCCTAGCACATAGCTCATCTATGCGCTGTTCTAGTTCCTGTGTTTTCATTTTGTCCTCCAAACTCTGATGTCTCCGTTTTCATACGTGCGACTTGTAGTGTCCATACCCCTGCGTTTGGCTCTAGAAAAAACTTTTGATTTTTGCGTATGGTTTTTTACAAGGATGCTGTCTCCAACTTCCATTTTAGGAACAACATCATAGTGTGCTGCTGGGTCTGGTCTTTTTTCTGGTAGTGGTACATTTTTTTCAATTACAAAAAACTTACTCATCATTCCTCTCCCGTATAAAACTCTGTTGCCCACATAATAAGCTGACCTCTGCCGCTTACGCCTTTGCGTTTTCTATCATCAACTTTAATCAAGCCTTTCTCTTTTAGCTGCTTGTATCTAGCCGTGACGGTGCTATAACGGTGATGTGGCAGGGCATTTAGCACCTCGTCTGATATGCACCCTGTCACCCCAAACTCCCAGATAGCATCTAACACAACGCTTTCCATGTGTGTCGGATCAATGCTTGTAGCCGCATCGTGGCTGGTAGCAGGATCATCACGGCGAACCAACTTGTATGCTGGTGTTTCTGGGAATTGTGGCTGGTCTAATCCCAGCTTATCAAAAAGATCGTTCATCATTACTTGATCCTTTCGCAACGGTAAGTTTCTGTGCCTTTGACAATGCGCGTCTTAAAACATCCCTTGCCGTAATACTTATTCGTATACGCCAGTAGTGCTTTTCGCATTTTATCGCTTGGGGCTACTGTGATGTCATCGACTTCCATCTTTGATACCAACTTTGCCATAGATCCTTTGCGAATTCTGTCATTAAGGATAACCACATCGAATGGCACAATTTTAATTGCGCCACTTTTTTTAGGGTTAAACACCGCGTCCTTTATATTCATAAGATATTTCCAAGTAATAACTTTCATTACAAACTCCATGCTTGCTTTGCTAGTGTTAAGATTGAATGCCCATGCCTACGTGCAATCTCGTTATAGTCTGGCTGTACCAGACCAAACAGTGTACGCCATGAGCCGTTAGCCGCACGGAAAAGGTTTTGTGTAACCTTCCAACTTTGCACGGCTTCACTGTATGCACGGTTGAGATTTTCCTCTGACAGTGCGTTACAATTCTCTGGTGTTGCTATGTGCCAGCCAACCCCTGTGACAAACAGCAAAGCTGGTGTCTCGCCTGTGGCTTTCCAATAAATAGATTGTTGCGTGACTTGTTGCCATGAAGGTTCAGTCTTTGGCTTTGGTGTGCGCCAAGTGCGTGTACCGTCTTTCTTTGTAGGGTTTCTTACAGGCAGTGAGCATTTAAGATCTAACTGTCTGCCGCCACCGCTAAAGTCCTGATACAGCATGATAGGTACATCACTCTCAGGCTCATCATGCCATCGTTGATATTCACCACTGATCTGATTAGCTCGTTCAAAAAAATAATTAACGCCCTCAACAGCAGATGCAATCATGTCAGGTATGACAACCGAACAGGCATCCATTTCCTCTGCGTCTTTACCATCATCCCAATCAAACGGCTTATGCTCATGGAACTTTGCCATAGCATGTCTGGTAGCCTCTGCAATGGTCATGCCCTCTTGCTGGCCTATGATTGGATTGAAATCATCTAAGCCAAGGAATAGGTTTACCCCGTGCTGCACACAGATGCCAGCCCACGGTTTTGAGGACATTGGAAATTTTATATTATGCTCCTCTCTCAAGTAAATTTTTAAGATCATCTCATACTTTAATGCTGTAGCTCCGCTGGCACTATCATGCCGCAAACCCATATCAGACAATGCTTCTGGTGCTTTTTTCATGTTTTGATTTGCCCTTTATTTTTTTAGAATGTTTTTTAGAATTAACGTGTGATTGACTAACTGTCAACACATTGTTACTATCTTTTTATGAAATTGAAAGATTATTTAAAAGCTAAGAAAATATCACAAGCACGTTTTGCGAGGCGTCTGAATATGTCTCGCTCTGCTGTATCCAGGCTACTTGATGGCAGTAGGTTTCCATCACCTGAGACTATCAGGCGTGTATCATTAGCAACAAACGGTGAGGTAACGCCCAATGACTTCTATGACCAAGCCATGCAGTAGATGTAAGGGTAAAGGTTTCTCTTATGTAAAAGATTACTTTGATCCTACTGATGTAGTGCCAGAGGATTGTGAACTGTGTGATGGCACTGGCAAGGTGCGTGACATAATACATCAGGGTGATGGTTCTTTCTCTGTTACGCTAAGTGATGGGCGTTGTGTTAAGTGCCTCTCTAACATGAACGATAACAGCAAATGTGATGTATGCGGATTGAGGTATAACAATGGTTGATAGTAGAACGAAAGGCGCGGCCTTTGAAAGATTTGTCATCACTGCCATCAAAGACAACCTTGGCGAACAGCTACCAGAAATGCCGAAGCGCAACCTCTCTCAATATCAGGTGGCTGGCGAGGCAGACATAGTTATCCCTAAATGGTCTATAGAGTGTAAAGCCTACGCATCAGGTGGCAACTACAAGCAGGGCTGGTGGAAGCAAGCCTGTGACTCTGCTGAAGGCACAGATATGTTTCCTGTATTGATCTATAAGTTTAACAACAGACCGATCAAGTGCGTGATACAGCTTATGGCTGTGTGCCGCGATTTCTCTTATGATCCTAGTCTTGTGTGTGAGGTTTCTCTGCTGACTTGGTTTGAAATTGTCAGAGAAAGTTACGGAGAGGGTTGACAGCTTTTTTTCTGTTCGTATAATCAGCTTCGCTGTGTATAGCCGCGCAGCAAGTTTTTCCTTCGCACTATTTCTTTTCTATATTTGTATAAAAAAAGAAACATTGCTTAGTAGTACTGCCACGCGGCATTGCTAGGCTATATTGCTAATCTCTATTTGATTAACATGGTTCTGTATTGCTAATTGCAATTCTTTGATATGGTTATCTGCTAAATGTAGCTCTTTGGTTAGTCTTTCCACATCTTTTCTGCTTTGAATTAGCAATTCAATAGTTTTAGGCACAGGCACTTCGCCTTTCTCATAATATGATATGGTTCTAAGTGATACGCCTATTCTCTGAGCCATCAAGCCTTGGGATATACCAAGCCTTGCTCTTTCTGCTTTGATTTCTGCTTTTGTCATGCTATTACCTCTATGCCTTTCTTTGCTAGTGAGGCTGGGCTGTGCTGATGCCCTTGGCACAGCCCTTTCTCTTTTACTCAACACTTGTAATTTTGATGTATTGCTTCCAATCCATTGAGCAAGCCACAGCCCATTCTTGGTTTTGTAAATCCCAAAGTAATGCGGCACTTTCTCTTTCACTAATAACTTTGTAAGCTATCAATGCCGAAACTTGGTCATCATAGAAAAACATAGTGCCTTGCTTGTCTTTTGCTGTTGGCCTGTCTGGCAACATTCTTATATTGCTTTTGTAATGTTCAAATCTTTCTCTTTGCTCACTGTAAAAGTTTTCGCAAGCCGTGTTTGACATAAACAAAGCATCTTCAAGATCAAATTTTATTTCCATAGTTTTGCCCTTTCTCTGCTATTAGCTAACTTGAGTTACGCGGCAATGTGCCGCCGCAGTTACATTGATAATCAGAATGTAATCACCCTCATCAT